CGCCTGCTGCTATACCACCGTATAGACCAGCACCCCAACCTGTGCCGCCAACTGTCGAGTCCAGACCGACGTTGATCTGATATACGCCCACGGTGCTTGATCCACCATTGTTTGTATCGCTAGAATTAGCTGCCACACTTGCCGTGATCGTATAACTGTTGGCATTGACGATGCTGACGATCTGATATTCTATGTTCAAGACTGCGGCAGTGATCAGACCACCTAAAGACGCCGCGCCAGAAAATGTAACGAAATCATTTTCGACAGCGCCATGCCCGGTGTCTGTCACAGTAATGGTGGTGCTGCCGTTAGTAGCAGAGAATGTGACATCACCCGCACTTGTAGTTGATCGGACTGGAGTTACATCAGTTAGCCCCTGCCCTTCTTCTATGTAGTATTTAAGGTGGGTGCCGATTCCCAAAAAGTCAGAACCGTCAAGACCAAGCCAGTTGTGCAACGCACGGGCCGATCCCTGATACGTGCTTGTGCTGTATTTTTGCCAACCACCTATCTTTTCAGGATACCCAAAACGAAACCGGATCTTGTCGCAGTCGCGCCAGCCGCCTTCGTTAGAGTACGAGGTGACTTCCTGATTGATACCCGGCTTGAATTGTAGCTTGGTAAGTGGCATATCGCACCTACGTTTTTATCATGTAGTTTAAGATGATTGTCGGCTGTACGTTGTTATGAGCGGAGCCAGAGCCTGTGCTGCCTGATGTGCCTGTGACAGTGTAGGTTTGAGTAGATGTGCTACTACCCTCAGTAGTAGCCGGACGAGCCGTGAAGTTATCGCCTGACTGGTTTGCCAATTTAGTAAAGGATGTCTGGTAGCTGCCAGCACCGTGAGTGTGCGCCGCAAGCTGGGCGGTTGTTAGAGTGTGTGTTTCGGAACCGCCGGTGTCACCTAAAGTGTCCCCGTTTAAGCCGCCCGTTTGATCTGTCAGGCGGTTTGCTGATGATCCCCCCATATCATCTTGACCAGCCACCACACGGCCACGAAGGTCTGGAACATTAAATGTGCTTGAGCCATCTCCCGTCCCGTAGGTTGTGCTAATTGCAGAGAACAGATCAGAGTAAGTAGACCGGCTTACCGCCGAACCATCACACAATAAATATCCAGTGGGGGCCGAGGTTCGAGCGGTTGCGATAACTGAACCCGCCGGAACGGCTGAAGATACATCAGCAGAAAGAGCCACGGTCCCAGATGAATCGGGGAACGTAATCGTCCTATCGGCAGTAGGATCGGTTATAGCAAACGTAGTTTCGTGATCATCAGCGGTAGCACCTTCAAAAACAATATTGCTACCTGTGATCGTAAACTTACCGGTGCCGTTGGGCGCAACGGTGATATCTCCATTTGCACCATCGGCGATAACAATCGTACCAGAGTTTGTACCGCTGTTAGTGCTAAGAGTAAGATCGCCTGTGCCGTTGGTGGTGATAGTCGCGTCCGCGTCCGCGTCTCCCACACGAAGAGTGTCCGCGTCTACTTGAACGTCACCTGTTCCATTAGGCGCAAGAACAATGTTGCCGTTGGAAGTTGTTACAATACTCTTGCCGTTGACATCTAGGTCGTCACCTAGTTTTGCGCCTACATTGACTTTTGTAACCGCCGCACCGGAACCCGCACCATCGGCAAATATAAAAGCTATTTCTCCGGCGAGAACATTTACGTTTCCACCGCTGCCCTGCGTAAAAGTAGCTGTTTGGTCAGTGCCGTTCTTTACGAGGTAAAATTTATCCTGATCATTCGGATCAATCGTAATTGTGTTCGTTCCAGAAGGTGAGCCGCCAAGCACAAGAACCCTGTTACCACCCTCCGACAGCGCACCGTCCGTCGTTGTCAAAGTATGTGTCGTACCAGAAAGCGTAACAGTGGCAATACCACTGACCGCTCGGTCAAGAATATCAAAGTTCGTGTTGGTGGTCGTACCCCAAGTGCCCGCTTGTTCGCCGGAACCGGGTTTTTCAACACCTAAGTTAGCTGTATATGTAGAAGCCATTTAGTTCACCATTTTTTCTAAGATAACATTCTCAACTCGCATCCGCAATTACGCGAGGTCTCCTAAACAAGAAACACAAACTTGGGTGGAATCTTGCCTACCGGCGTTTGTCCCAGTTGTTCCATCACGAACATTATGACCCACGTTATTTGTTGTAAGTGTTTCTAAACTTTCAAAAGTAGCATTTCCTCCAGCGGCATCCGTCCCACCAGCAACTAAAGCCACGCAATAGTTAGCGTTAGAAAACGCACTTGAAATAACAGCTATATATGTGCCGGTTCCGCTATCAGTTAAACTTGAATTGTTAAAACTGTCAGTTACAGAAGAACCATTACTGTGTCTAATCCAGTGTGCAGCACTACCCTGCATTCCGGCATTTACTGCTGCCCTACTCATGCGAGGTCTCCCAACATAGCAGAGTTTACTTGAGACGCGGGGTCTGCGGTAGTGCTTGGGTCAGTAACTGTAATTCCTCTAATAGACCCAGTTGCCGGTGCGTGGTCAGTCTGCGGGAAGTTTGCTATAAGCCCGTTATCTCCCGACGTTCCTAACGCAGAGTAATCGTTGTTGTTAAAAGAACTGGTGAATGAATACGTCGTTTGAGCCGCAGCATTATCTACCACCCCCGATATATTAAAACTGTCATTTATTCCTATAGTGCTGGCAGTGGTAATATTCCCCCACGCTTTCGCCGTACCCTCTGCAACATACGACATGCCCACGCTGTTGTTCCCGCTGGCGTCCTTCAGGGTGTTTACTCGCAGTTCACTAGCCATTATGCGAGATCTCCAGAAGCTATTGTACCCATAGCCATGTCACTATATGAACTGCCATTAAAGCTATAGACAATCCAGCTACCTGCTGACGTGGCTGAAAACGCATTGTTTGAACCCACACTGCCGCCTGTTGTTACACAAGCGTAGCTACCTGACGCAAAGTCGTTAGTGTAGTTACAGGTTTGTTGGCCTGTATTTGTATCTACAAGTGAAGCAATGTTGAAGCTATCGTTTATAGAAGTTCCGGCGCTGTTACATTCAGCCCACGCTTTTGCTAGACCTTGCTGAAGATTGGTTTTAGTAGATCCGCCCTCACCAACAATAGTCAAACTACCCGCACTAGCTCCGACCAACTCGTTATTAGCAATCGTAACGGTGGACTCTGTGGTTTTGCCTTTAACAGTATCGACTTTGAGTATGCTTGCCATTATGCGAGGTCTCCAATAATCTGAATGTCATTCACGGCAGAATCAATGGCATAAGAATAGTGTTGAATTGTTGTTGTAGCGCGGCCCACCAGACCAAACCCTCTACCACTTATGTCGGCATCAAACGCACCTTCACCGGTCGTGGCATCAAAATTAGTGTAGCCTGTTGCCGAGTAATCGTTGTTGCCCATTGCATTTGTAAAAGTTGCTCTAGTGCTGCCCGTCGTTAAATCTGTCAAAGAACTGGTGTTAAAACTGTCTCGTATAGCGGTGGTTGATACACCCGTAAAATGTGTCCATGCTTTTGCTGCCTGTTGTTTTGTTAATTCAACCGGTCCCGTACCCGCCTTGTCCGCAATGGTGTCTACATTTAATACGCTGGTCATACAATACTCCAATATCCATTGACAGTGACGGTGGCATTGTCCTGCGTAATCGGCCCCGCCGACACGCCGTTCTCGTCGCTGTCAATCGTGATGTCTGCACTGATCGTCTGACCGTTCAGACGTATGATGGAGTTGTTGCCCTTGAAGGGGTATCGCGTGTCTGCTTCTGACTTGGTGTAGCTGTCGGCGACGGAGAACGCATCGTAAACCACCATCTCGACAACGTCGTTCAGAGACGCCCCCGTGACCAGCACAACTGTTGTACCCGTTGTGGCTGTGTAGTCTGTACCAGGCTTCAAAAGAACACCGTTCTGGTACACGTCCATGTACATGCTGTCGGAGTATGTCAGCACTAGCGAGTCGGAATCGGACCCGCTGAAGCTGGTCTGCCCCGCCGTGGCTTGATAGATGTATCGGTTACGGACGCCGAACTCTGGAGATTTACCTATGTAAGGCATTATGCGAGGTCTCCGTGAAATGTTACTGCACACTTTACTGCGTCAAACTCTTGCCTAGAGTTGGTTGTTGTTCCGTATGCAACCTCCACTCGCAAACTACCGGCTAAATATCCGCTACTGCAATCTACCTCACAAGTGTGGAGGGCGGGAGAAGTGGAAGTAAGGGGGTGAACAATTGAAGTAGCAGCATAATTAGCGTTAGCCATGTCGTTGGCAATGGTAAACGTGAAGTTTCCTGCGCTATTGTCTGTTGCAGATGTCATATTAAAACTGTCGGCAAAAGTTGTTCCAGAACCGTTATAACTGCACCACGCTTTCGCCAAACCTTGAGCAAGGTTAGTGGTTGCCGAGCCACCCTCTGACCCGACAACCGTACCTTTTGTGAGATTGGTCAGCGCCATCTCTTACTCCTATGCGTAAGGCGAAGCGCCCAGTACAGACGTATCCCAAGCGGCTTTTAGCTTTGTAATCGTGTCTGCGTTAGTAATTGCAGATGCCGCCGGGGCGTCCCGTAGGGCTGTCTTCTTCGTCACCGATGCTGCCTTGGCGGAAGTATTGTCGGCTTCAAGTGCTTTCATGTACACTACGTCCTCTGCCTCAAGAAGCGGCGCTCGTACTTCACGGATTTTGTCCTTGAAGATCTCTTTGGCCTTTGTCATGTCCTCGCTGATCACGGTGCCACTTAATGACCATGCACCGCGAAAGTGACGATCAGAAGGAACGGTAGCCGTGGAAGCGTCAATCTGGTTCCCGTCCTTATCTACGATGTATGTTGTCGGCATTTTCTGCTCCTTTAAGCTGCCAGTTCATCAGAGATGCGCCATGCGTTTCTCCACTCGCGTGTCCCCGGAAGTTGCTCCTTCCGGCAGATCACCATTTTCGGGCGGTTGCCCTCGTCCCACGACTGCCATACAGACTGTGGCACGTCCTTCTGGATGAGGTATTCGATAGCCTCTTCTTCGGTCATCGGCCCCATCGGTTCCGTATCATGCAGCAAGTAGCCGCGTGTGTGTTTCTTAAAGTCGGGCTGTGCCTCGTCCTTCGCTAGTTCCCAATATACCCAGACCGGCGGCAATATCCCACCCTGCAAGGCACACGCCATCCAGTTAGGGTCAGGCACCAGTATCTTGGCGCACTCGTCTACCTTGTCTTCGTACACGACACGATACTCGGACTGCACACCATCAAGGTTTTCCTTGGCCCAGCGGAGCCTATCCCATAGATGTGTGCCTTGAAATTCTGGTGTCACTGTCATGCGAGGTCTCCGTGAATAACTGATTGCAGGTGTTCAGGGTCTCCGTTCGCCCCGCCGTTTTCGTTCCAGCTTGTGCAGCCAATTATAGTTGAACTGTGCTTTCTGTAGGTGTCTGCGTCATCACCTGTCGTCATGATGTTTGCAAAAGCGTTTTGACTACCTTTAGCAGAGCAGGTCATAGTGGCTGAATAACTGCCGTCATTCATTGCGCTTGTAAATGTAAATTCATACAAGCCGGTTCCCTCGTCCAGAATTGAGGCGTAGTTAAACGAATCCCGAAAGGCGGGAGTAGCTTGATTTACGTTAGCGTTGCCCCAAGCCTTCGCACTACCATTCACAACGAAATTCGTAGCAAGCGAACCCGCAGTCGAGTGCGTCAGGGTATCTGCTTTGAGTGTACCGAATGCCATTATGTAACCTCTATGTGAAAGCTGGCAGCTTGCTGGTTATTGCCTTCATCTGTGTAACTTACGGTAACGTCTGAAAGTGTTGAGTTTTGTATTATGTACCCGATACGAAAGTCATCTGGTGAAATTTTACTAGCGGATATAGCTTCCGCAAAAGTAGCATCGAATGATGCGGTTCCCATATTAGCACTATGCGACTCTCCACCGTGAGTGGTTTTAGTAGCAATCATAATGACAGGAGCAGATGCTCCTGATGATGAAATACTTTGCGTTTGGTTACTCAATGTTCCGGCTGTCGCTTGACTCGTAAATCCGTACACTGTGACGGATGAAATAACTTGTGTCGGCGTAAAAAATAAAAGTGTGTTTGTCTGAACTTCTGCCTGCCCAGTAGTCACTGTTCCACTAGCTATGTCTGAAGCAGTCATTATTTTATAGCTAAATTCGTTACGAAATTCATTTCCTGCGTTTGTTGGAAATGTACCAATAGATGTCCACCCAGAATTAAGATTTGCTGCGGGTTCCTCTGTACTTGCCCCGTTTATTCGGCGCTCCCACAAGATAGATAAATCTCCAACAGAACCAGCCGATAAACTGGTGCTATGTGATTGCTGAGTGCCACTCGACCCACCACTTAAATCTTCGGTATAGGTACGAGTATTAAATGAAATCTGATTCGCAACGTCTGCCGCTTGACTGCCAGAGGACATTGTGCCGAAAGGTATAAGCATTATGACGACGCCAAATCTCCAAGAAGCTGCCAAGTATCCGTAGCAATCTTGATGCAGCTTGCACCAGAATGCTGCGCTCTTAACTTCAAGGTGGGGGTTGAGTTTACAGTAACGCCCGTTCCTCCTGCTACTGTCACCTGTCCGGCTCCTATTTGAATTAAATCAATACGAGTGCCTACAGGATAAGCGACACTAGAGTTGGGCGGTATTGTCAGTGTAATTGCACCACTATTATTTAAGGTGACAACCTTGCCGCCGTCGGTCAGAACAGTGGTGTAGGTGGTTCCTGTTTGGGCGTTTATGGCGAACAGAATGTTTGGTCCTGTCCTACTCGCACCTGTGAGCGTATCTACCTCAATAGTACTCATGCGAGGTCTCCGTTGTTATCAACGCCACATATTCTGTCACTAAAACTAGAGTTATTAAAAACCTGCTCGTAAGAGCAAGTGCTAGTTGTAGGAGTTCCATCCAATGTGACTGTCGTGTTATACGCAGTGGCGCTACCGGACTGACTCATTCCTGTAAAATTATAATCATCTGCACCAGTAAAACTGGATGTAAAATTGGTGATAAATCTACCAGTTGAAGAGTCTGTGACACTCGCAATATTTAAACTCTGATGAACGGTAGGACCAGCTTGTTCAAATTTAAGAAACGCTTTCGCGGCAGCTTGCTTGGTCAGCGTAACCGCACCACCGCCGGTACTCTGAATAGTATCTGCCTTCAACGTACTCATAGCGTCACCAATGTCCCACCGCTTTCAACGGTCAGGGTTACGCCATTAGCTACCGTAAACGGGCCTGTCACGTTTGCGTTCTCGCTTGCAAGGATCGTTACATCAGAAGTCAGGTTCTGTGCGTTGGTACGGAATATCGCTCCACCCTTGAATGTTCCCTTGTTCTGTTCCGGCGGCGTTACAGACGAGCCTGCAACCCCCATGTAGATCACGAAGATATTGCCAGTGCCGCTAGACGGTGCTGCTGTAAACGTCAGGGTTGTGCCATCTGGCACGGTAAACGCATCCACGCTTTCCTGCACAACGCCATCGACAGACACAATGATGTCTTCCTGCGTAACGGTTTGATTCAAAGTAAAAGTCGTGGTCGAGCCGTCACCGTTAAATTCTTGCGTGGCAGGACGAGACGAGAACTGGGATGTTATGGGGTTGCCAATAAACGGCATCAAGTGATCTCCATAATGCTCAAGGTTGCGTCGATCTTGGCAGCGACACTACAATCGATCTTCAAAACATCTGTGGTCTGCAAGACAACCTTGTTGCCAGCCAACAACTCAACTGACGAACCCGCCGGAATCGGGATGTCTTTGACCAGTAGCACCGTCTCGTTGGTTTCCGTGTCGGATGTATCGGACACAAGCTGTACGTCGGCGGTCACCTGACTTGTGTGTACATTACACAGCATCAGGCCCAAGACCACACTAGTAGTGCTGGACGGTACAGTATACAGGGTGAGCGGCGTACCCGCGCTTGCTGGCATAGCTGCATTTGTCTTTACTTTAAACGTGTTAGCCATTTATGCCACTTCCTTCCAATCAGCAGACTGATTCGGGGTTGTTTCACTCCAACTAGCGCCTTGAGACGGGGTTGTTTCACTCCAACTAGCAGCCTGGTCAGGAGTAGTAGCAGCCCAACTAGCAGTCTGGTCAGGAGTAGTAGCAGTCCAACTAGCAGTCTGATCTGGGACTACTAAGCCCCAAATGAAGACAATACCAACATCACCTGTCCCTGACAATCCTGTCGGAGAAAACGCAGCAGCGCCCCTTATTGTCGGAGTGCCAACTTGCCCAGTTCCTGCAACACCCGTCACAGAAACTAGCGTGAGCAGTGAAACAGACTCGTCTCCAACAGAAGCGGTTGCCCCTACACCCGCAGGAGACACAACGGCAGTACCGGAGGTGGTCTCGTCGCCCAGAGTAGTGGTCGCCTCTACACCACTTAGATCAACAAGTGAGCTTGCAGTGACAGACTCATCGCCCAGAGTGGCGGTCGCATTTACACCCGCGGCATCGGTTACTACGCTTGTTGATGCGGTTTCATTGCCAAGAGTGGCGGTCGCATTTACACCGGAAGCGACAACAGTGGAACTTCCTGATATCGTAAGGTCATCAACAACGCCGGCAGCTTCAACACCAGATGGAGATACATTTGCAGTACCACTAACTTGCTCTTCACCAAAGCCAACAGTTGCTTCTAGTCCTGTTTCTTCAACAAACGCTCCACCGGCTGCAAGTGCGTTTCCAACAGCGCCAGTTCCTGCAACACTTGTAGGCTGAACCTCTAATACAAGTTCGACGGTTTCATTACCAACAGTAGAAGTACCGTCAACACCAGAAGGACTAACGCCAGCGGAAGCTGCAACCGTTTCATTTCCAACAACGCCAGAGCCAGCTACATTCGTGACAGAAACCGAAATATTTTTAGTAACTGTTACAGTTTCATTGCCAAGAGTTGCCGTTCCCTCTGCGCCAGTCGGGGATACAGAGGCAGTGCCAGTTATGGTTTCATCACCAACCGCAGACGTTGCTTCTGCGCCTGATGGAGAGACGGTAGCGCCACCTGTTGCTGTTTCATCTCCTAGAGTGGATGTTCCTTCTACACCGGACGGAGATGCCGTCGCCGCGCCAGTCGCCGTTTCATTGCCGACAGAAGCCGTTGCCCCTAAACCAGACGGAGCTAGACTGACAGAAGTAGACGCTGTTTCGTTGCCAACTGTGGCAGTGCCAGATACACCTGTGACAGATACGTTCGCTGTACCAACAACAGACTCTTCACCTAAACCACTTGTGCTGGCGGTGCCGGTTACACCTGTGACGGCAGTGCCAGAGGTAATCAACGAGCCTGCATTTGCTACACCTTGACTACCCGTAGGCGAGGATACCGCTCCTCCAGTTACGGTTTCTGCACCGAGACCAGAAGAGGCAGAAACTCCTGTTGCGGATGCAGTAGCGCCAGCGGCAACTGTTTCGTTGCCGAGTGTGGCTGTCCCTTGTGTGCCGTTTACAGAAACAGACGCTGTTCCGGCGACTGTTTCGTTGCCAAGAGCAGACGTGGCGTCTACTCCAGAAACTGAAACATTGATAGAAACGCCGGTTGTAACGGTTTCATTTCCAAGAGCAGACGTGGCATCTACTCCAGAAACTGAAACAGATGCGGAACCGGCAACAGACTCGTTCCCTAAAGAGGTCGTCGCCTCTAAACCAGACGGAGCTAAACTGACAGAGGTGGAGGCTGTTTCATTACCAACTGTAGCAGTGCTAGATACACCCGAAACAGATATGTTTGCTGTGCCGACAACAGATTCGTCGCCTAGACCACTTGTGTTAGCAATACCGGTTACACCTGTGACCGCAGCCCCAGATACAATTATAGAGCCAGCGTTTGCTGTGCCCTGGTTGCCTGTAGGCGAGACTGTCGCCGTACCTGTTACGCTTTCTGCGCCTAAACCAGAAGAAGCTGAAAGACCTGTTGCAGTTGCGGTAGCACCAGCAGCGACAGTCTCGTTGCCAAGGGTGGCTGTCCCTTCTACGCCTGTTGCAGTTGCGGTAGCACCAGCAGCGACAGTTACAGATCCAACAGCAGATGTGGCGGCTACCCCGCTAGCTGAAACGGCTGCGGTGCCAACAATATTTTCATTGCCAACAGAAGTTGAAGATGAAACGCCCGTAACAGCGACGGTGGCCCCTGCAACGACTGTTTCATTGCCAACAGAAGTTGTACCCGCAACGCCAGTTGCGGATACAGTTACATCCGATACCACATCCGAGAAGGCGGTGAAGGAAAACGGGCCGAAACCGAACATGGTCTAGCCCAACGCGATTGCTAGTGCGGTTGCGTCATCGGTGGTTGCTGCGCCTATGTCGGACGCTAGTTCTGATACTGATCTTCCCTCTATTGAGGTTCCGTTTACGCGCAAGAAGTCGTCGTCTGCAACGCCGGATGTAAATACTGGGACGTTGCCGTTGCTGATGCCTGTAGCTGCGACAGCGGCTGTGCCTAGTCCGATATCAGATCGAACCTCCGACGCGCTTCGGCTCTCTAGTCCACTTGCAGTAAATCTAGCAAACTCGTCGTCCGCTACAGAAGAACTGTCAATCTTGACTGCGTTGGTATTGCTAATGCCAAAAGTGAGACTAGCTTGACCACCAATGTCAGATAGCACCTCACTGGTTGACCGACTCTCTAGGCCATTGGCTGTAAAACGTGCGTACTCATCATCTGCTACGGAAGAACTGTCAATCTTAACTGCATTGGTGTTTGATATGCCAAAGGTTAAAGACGCCTGACCGCCAATATCCGACAGCACCTCTGACGTTGATCGACTCTCCAGACCGTTTGCAGTAAATCGTGCGTACTCGTCATCAGCAACCGAACTGCTGTCTATCTTAACCGCGTTTGTATTGCTGATGCCAAAGGTGAGACTAGCTTGACCACCGATGTCAGACAGAACTTCGGATGCAGAACGTCCCTCTATATCTGTTCCGTTTACCCGTAAAAAATCGTCGTCTACAACGCCAGACGTAAACTTTGGTACATTTGTGTTAGATATGCCCGTGTCTAGTACAGCCGCTGTGCCAAGCCCCAGACTTGTCCTCGCCGTAGACCCGGACTCCGCAACGAAGTTACTGCCGTCGCCTACGATGAAGTTGCCATTAGTGACAGCAAGTCCAGCTACGTCTTGTAGCTGCGCGTCCAGTCTGGCGTTGGGTAGGGTGCCAGACCCAATGTTGCTTGCATCAGTGGTGTCAGTTGTAGCGGAAGCTGCCAGAGACGTACCATTTAATGTTATAGCGTCTGCTTCTAACGTGCCGTCTACATCTACGTCACCGGAAATATCAAGACTGGTTGCAGCCACTTCGCCGGTTACGCTTATACCGCCGCTGGCTGTTTCCATCTTTTTGCTGTTGTCGTGGTAAAGTTCGACTGCGCCATTTTTAATGGCGTTAATCATTGTGTCGCCAGCATTAGTTTGCAATTTAATGGATGTGCCGTTTGTTTTTATATTTAAGTTGCCAGCGCCAGTGTCTTGAATGATAGAATTACTGCCATTGTGGAAAATTTCTAAGTCACCGCTGTTGCCAAAAACAGCCTTCGCATCGTCAGCAAACTCTAGCGCATCGTCTGACTTGTCAAAGACGATGTTGTGGTTGTCGCCCGTAAAGGTTACGTCGCCAGTGAACGTACCACCGGCAAGAGGCATGGCCGCTATGTCAGACAGCACTTCCGACGCAGAACGACCTTCGATGGCAGTGCCGTCAACACGAAGAAAGTCGTCATCCGCTACACCGGATGTGAACTTCGGGATGTTTGTGTTAGATATGCCGGTGTCCAGCACCGCCGCTGTACCAAGGCCAAGGCTGGTTCTGGCTGTCGCGCCGGACTCTGCTACAAAGTTGCTGCCATCACCTACAATAAAGTTGCCGTTTGTAACAGCAAGGCCCGCAACATCCTGTAGCTGCTGATCCAGCCTAGCGTTGGCTACAGTGCCGCTGGCAAGGTTACTAGCGTTCAACGCGGTGAGTGCGCTGCCGTTGGCCGCTATGATGTTGCCACTTGCATCGAGGAGGACCGCTTTTTCTGCTGGTTGCGTACAGAAAATACTGCGTGTACCCGCCGACCAGTTGAAGGCGTTATCACTATTGCTAGATTGCAGGATGGTTGTACGCGCAAGAGTAGTGCCGCTGGACGTATAGGTGCCGACACCAACCTCAAAGTCGGTGCCATCGGTGCAGCAGTAATAGGTAGTGTTGGAGTTGCCGATAGAGCCAAACGACTCAAAGCCAGTAACGGCACCGGCCAAAGTATATGTGCCAGTGCCGGTAGTGGTGGTCGTTTCTTTTACGCGATCAGCGAGTACAAGGGCCATAACACCCCACTATTCGATACGGATAATCGCGCTACCTGCGGCTGCTGCTGGAAATGCGATTGTAAAAGTTCCGGCTGTTGAGGTTTTATTGCTAGTGAAATCCAAAACACAAACAGCTTTGTTACTGGCGCTACTGTTGTAGATCAAAGCCCCCATTGCTGTGATCGTAGCCGTGGTAAAACTGATATCGGCGAAGTCAGTAAAACCGGTAGTGCCACCAGAGGTAGGGTCTACGCGAGTCAAACTGCCGCCTCCTGTGGTATAAGAACCACTAGAAGCAACCTCGCCGGTTGTTACCAGAACAGTTGTTGCCGCACCCAACGTAGCTGTAGTGCTAGACTTGCCGCCGCTTCCTTCAGCAAAAAGAGCCAGCTTAAAGGTGCCGCCGCCAGAATTTTTAAAATTGTGTGTACCCTCTAACAGTTCTTTCTTGAAAGAAGTACACATCGCCTGTGTTATAGCCATTAAATCCTCCTTACAAGGTCAGCCATTTCCGAGTTACCAACTTTATCCATCCTATTAGCGATGGTAGAACGCTCCTCTCTACGAGCCATGAGCATATAGTGAAACAATACATGACGAAGATGATTTTGAAAAGCCTCTGCTTGATCACGTATCGCCGGAGGAGCGTTGTCAGAAACCCGCATAATTTTGTCCATAGCAAGATCGACAATTTGTTCTGTGCTATGGCCTCCGTCTTGCGAGGTCATTACGTTTACACTTCCTACGGTAAGAAACCCGCTATTTTGCACTTGGCGGCTCCATGTATGTGACATTTTCTATATCGTGACGCCCTATTACAACAGGCTCTAAATCATCTAACGGTTCTGGCGAACCTACCTCTTCTTCTTGAACAGAAGATACTTCGCTTTTTTTCGTAATCACAAGCGTCCCGTCCACCACTTTTTGAACCAAAGGATCTTCTAGCCTGTGGTAACCGTACAGCTTTTCATCCTCCGGGACGTTTGTGTCTAACAAAGTGGAGTTGGAAGCCACTTGCACACTTATGCCTCTGGACATCGCAACGGCACACCAAAACTCCACACAGCCGCGCCCCGCTTCTGCAAAGTGAATATTTTGTTTGTAACTAAAATCTATGCCAAATAAATGGATGGCACCCACTTTTTCATGAATCGCAAAAGCCAGGGCATAGGCAACGGTATTGTTGAAGTACGGAAATTGAACATCCGTAATAATTTTTTCTAAAGGATACAGTTCAATTTCAGGGACACGTTTGTCTAACTCGCAAGAATATATCGGGCCTTTGTTTGGCGTTCTTAGTAAAAAGTCTTGTGCAACACCTGTTTGCGTACCAGCTTTTATGTCATCCAAAAACCTAGAGGCTGGATCCATCATAAAGGTTCGATTTACATGAAAAATGGCACCAATGCTGTTAATGCCCCACACCTCGTCAAAAGACGCAGAGTTTATTCTGGATCGAACAAAATCAGAATAACTGCCGCCCAAACCAACTATGGCTATTTTTTTGCCTTTTAATTTTTTTGACATGTTTACGTTCGAGGCCGATCCGGCAAACCTCTACGATAGGAGTCGCTGTTTTCTCTCGCTTCTCCTAAATCCTTAAATCGAGTTATCGCTTCAGCAAACTGTTTCTCGTACAACTGAATTATGTCGGGTTCACCCTTCATGTAAACATACGCCTCGTATAACGAGCCGTAAAGCAAGGCATTTGGAGCGTTTGTACTGAGCCAAGTTGTACCGCTGTCTGCACCTGCGGTGAGTGATGCTGGCCTGTAGAAATAGTGAAATTCACAAACGTAATTACTGTCAGGTGTGGGTGCTAGAATCATATTCGTTAAATCAAATCTAGCGTAATATTTTGGTGTGCCGGTAGTAGCTGGGTTAGGAGTATACTCCTGAATGAAGTTAACGTCTTTCTGTAACAGGAATTCTTTCGAGCTACTGTTTGTTATCGATAGCGAAAAGGAAGCCAAAAAGTCCGTTGGCAACAACAAAAAAGCATTGCCGGACGTTGTTGCGCTCGTAGCATTCTTGCGGAAATATTCCAGATCCACTAAGTAAAACAGTCGATCTTCTGCGGCGCGAATGAAGTCGTCGAGATTCGACACAAAGCTAGTTTCTGTGTTGTCTGTGTACTCTTGTATGGCTGTTTTTAGCTGTGCAAAAGTGTACGCCATTTACGCCTCCAAAGTCACCGGCCCGACAGTCGCGACTTCACCGCCGCCGCGCTGACCTCCCGTGGTAGCGGTGCCGGACGAGGCCGAAAAGGTATACAAGTTAGAATCCGTGACAGTAATCGTATAGCCACTGGCACTCTCCAGTGTTGCTTTTGTGAATCCATCAAGCGCCTCCACTTTCCGGAACCTTACAGTATCTCCTGTCGTACGTCCATGCGAAGGTTCTACCACAGTAATAACTGCGCTACTGGCAGAACCAGACAAGAACGGGTTGGCTGGCAACAGTCGAGCGACTGCAACCTCGGTGCGTTGATCTGGGCGTGGGTCATGGATCGCCTGCGGATCTGGCCCCACACTAATTGGCGCTAATTGCGGGTGTTTTGCTTCGTACTCGTCCCTGCCTACTTTGGAACCATTCCACTCGGTAACCATCTCCACCAACCGGTATCTAAATCCGGATCGGTCGGATGTGCCGTATGCATCTTTTCCCGAAGCAAACCTTGCCATTAATTCACTCGTAAATACTGCATGCTCGGTTGCAGTTTCAGTGCAACGCGATCTTCGTCCTCGTCCGCTGCTCGTTGGAACTCTTCTTCGTACACTGATTTTAAAAGCTGCACACGTTCGGGGGCTTTTTTCATAGCCATGTAATACGCGAGACCAGCAACCATGCACGGCAGAAATCGGAAAGGTGCGTCAGTAGTGTTGACCAATGTGTCCGCATCTTCGATGCGCTGCACATAGTAGTACACGATACTGTCGCTAGAACTGTCAGGTGTGGGCCACAGTGTGATCTCTGGCGTGGTCTGCCGGTTGTAAAAGAACTGGCTTGGACGGCCTGTCTGTGACTTGTTGGGCAAATGCAGATACTCGCTGCGTGACATGCGGTCGAGTTGATAGTCCACGCTGCTGCGACGAAGCACAACCTCCAGCAGGTCGGTGTACGTGGCGTTGAAGGCATACGTCGCCGTGCCAGATGTCAGGGACTGCGTTGCTTGCTTTACAGTCCACAAGTTTAGTCCACGATTAGCCCAGTCCGCGAACATAAGATTTAAAGATCGACGAGCCGTACGAGCGTCGTAACCGGTGCGAACTTCAAGACCACACCGTTCGTACGCTTCCTCGATAATGTCTGCTACATCGAGATCAAAATCCCTGGATCCGGAGGTTGCCATTTACTTCTTCTTCTTCCGCATAGCCTTACCGCGTTTTGCCATGACGGGCTTCTTCATCATCATGGACCCACCGCCGCGCATTTTACGCATTGGTTTTTTCATTCCTGGCATAATTCATTTCTCCTCTGCTTTCGCGTTTTAACTAGACGATTATAATCGTCCGGGGTGTAGTTAACATAGTAATCTAGACGTTCCAGCTTTGCACTAGCATTGTCTAGATCGGTAAGGCGTTGCACAAAAATCATGTTCAACCCCCTGTCCTTGAACGATAGCAGCCAAATATCAACAGCCGTTGCAGCCAACCACCCGTTCAATGCGAAACAACCTGCCTCAAGGTCGTCGTAGGTGTATTTTTCTCCATAGTTGCCACACACAACTACTTGGTATGTGTCGTCGAACGTGGCAATTTCTTCGTACACCGCGTCCCAAATGTCACCAACTTCTTCTCGCGTCTTAACCTTCTTGGACAACCATGCGTTTCGAGCGAAAGGACAGAGCGCGTTGCCGTTTACAAACTTGTCCGGCTTGCATAGCTCGTCAAGAATCCAATCTTCAAGTATTCGTACGAGTTGCATTACGAGTCGGCATTGTCATGGCACCGGCAGCTTCCTTGCGCGGCGAACACATAGCGCCCCCGTGCTTGAAACCCGGAACACCTCGGCCTTTCAAGATATCAGCCTTAGTGACCTTGCCATCCTTGTTAAGGTCTGGAAACTTTTTAGCCACGTTTCTTTCTCCTTACTGCTTTTACACGCCGGGGCTTGCCGGCTGGTTGACCTAAACGCTTCTTCTGACTAATCCTACTACGCTTTTCAGCCGCCGTCATTTCGGAGGCTGTTTTAGGAGTTTTCGAGGAAACCCTCTTAGTGGGGCGGCAATATGGAGTACCCCGTTTTTCACCTTTGCGACGCCCACATGCCTTACCAGTCCTCTGGTCCTTCCAGTCTTCCTTGAACCACCTTTTAAGCGCGAGGCCACTTTTCGTTTTCCTTACTGCCATTAGAGCCTACCTTGAGTATGTAACACCAACAGGACAACAGAAGCTAAAATACCAGCAAACACAATGAAAAGAAACGTAATGACCGCTACTTCAAAGTGATGTTTACGTTTTTTGATGCGTTCTTCTTCTGCCTCTCGCCTTGCTACTCTAGCCTTTGCTTGGAAACGCTGCCAATCATGCCACAGTCCCGGTCTGCCAAGTATAATCATCATTTGCTTTAGCTCTTCTTCACGCGCTCGTATTTGTTCGAGAGCCATAAATTCTTCAAGATCTGACCCGCCGCCCTTTCTAGCAGCCTTAGCCTGTAGCTTTTCTTTGGCCCCTACAAACTCGGCGATGGCGCTACCCGCAGCAGCTATCTCCTTACCATTCGACACCGCCTGCTTGATCACCGCGAAGGCTGCGTTTGCTGCTGCCAATTCTGCTAACATCAGTACACCTTCGTGCTTTCATTAATCAACTTGGGCACACAATACGCGGTTATCTTTTGGCCCTGCCTGTGAAGCTGCTGTGCAAAATATGTACATTCGTTCAAATCTCGAAAGTACATGTCATTGCTTACTAGCCGCCTGTCTTCTCCTATCCCAACATACACAAACAACAAAAACGCATGTATCATCTCTAGCTCATGCGAGTTTTCTTTCGTCGCCCGTTCATTACGCCGCCACAGCCGCGCGCGACTACTTGATTCGATTCGAGCTTCCCTCGGAAGGGCCGCTTGGCTCGTTGCTCACTGATGCCCCCGGCGGCTTTCTTCTGGCTTTTGTTGCCCCAGTTTGCGGCTCCGACCTTACGGCACTTGGCGATGGCCCCGCTTGCATACGCCGACGGGAAGACCTTATATCTTGCCTTAACTTTTCGATAGCAGGCGTCCTTCGAGCCACCTTTACTGACTTGCTTCGACATGGAACCTCGCGAGATCGGCATTCTGGTTTCTCCTAATAAAGTCTTCCCACAGCGGAGTTAACATTTGATGATTTGACTCCACCTTCGTGGCAATCACAGCCGTGCGCTTATCCACCTCGATCAACGTCGTGAGAATCCAAACCACAAGAGAAAGAGCCACCCCGCTAAGACCAACAAACATGGTTTTAACCAACGTCTTTTCATCTAACATTTCCATCTCCGCCGTGCCTGACGCAGTCGGCTGTTCGGGTTCTTCGCAGCCTTGGGGAACTTTTTCATCTGACCAGCAGATCTGGCGCAGAACGACTTGCGCCGCTTTGCATCCTTGCTGCCCTTTTTAACCTTGCCCGTAACTGCCGTTTTTAACTTGCTGCCAGGGTTAGCACGTCGATATGCCTTAACCCCAGTTTCGGTCATTCCCGCCCCAGACTTTGTGGGGCGGAAATTTTTTTTGTTTCTTGGCGGCATCTTTGACTTTTTGCGCGCCATAACGACTACCCAAAGAACGCAGTGATTGCGTCTACGTTTGTAAGCGTGACGTGACAGCCGTCTTCAAAAATAATTCCATGATCCGGAATTGTAATCTGCGTGTCATCACTCGCCACAAACGTCATGGTCAACAAAGTCGTGCCGGATCCACCGCCACTTCTGAAGACAGCGGCAGGACTACCACTGCCGGCACTCCGAACAACAAACGACTTGAGACGAGTTCTACCGCCAATCAAGCTGCCTGTAGATGTCGCTGTCTTGGCAATAATCGAACTAGCCATTCAACCCTCCTTTAGAATACGGAGTATTCTAGCTCAACGGTAAACCTACCAGCGGTCACGTCAGCGTTAACAGTGGTGGTCGCAGCAGCGTATAGATGGGTGCTTGCGATAGCCGCTGTCACGTTAGGAACAAAGATATGATAGTTCCCGGCTGTGTCGTTGAAGTTGATGTCAATTTCAGTGATCGACTGGGTTGCGCTCAACTGCTCGTTGAAGGACGTGACGCCAGCACCTACGATCTCTGTGCCTGAAGACACTGCTGCGTTTGTCGCAGTTCCGCTGGTGGCACTAAGTTGCAGGTTTCCAACCAGAGTTTGACCTGCTGCCGTTGTGATTCCAATCAAGGCTCTGTGGATAAAGAACTTTGTCGGAGTCACGAGACCATCTGGTGCGTCTGTGTTGAGCGTTCCAAGTTCTACAAGCACATCGCCATCTGCGTACGCTGTGCTGGCGGCATCAGTGGCAGCAAGGGAACCAGCGAAAGACTGAATCTTCCTTGTACCCATAGAAACGAGTTGGCCGGTAGAGTTAACAGAAAATCCAGTTTCTGTAATAGCACCAGTGGTGCTGCTTTCATTGATCACATTAAATCCGCCCTTGGAGCGGATCGGACCCGAAAAGGTTGTGTTTGCCATTTTGTACTCCTGTCGTGGCAAGTGTCAGACCTCCAATAGGTCTGTCAGGGACTAGGTCATAGTACCCGAAAAAAAAGGGGGCCGCAATCGCGGCCCCCAGTCGGGGAGGAATTTTCCCCTTCGTTACGCTCCGGGCGAACCGAATACGCAACGCGGGTCTGAAAAGCCGAACGAGTAACGCTCACGAGCCTTGAACCGCATGTTACCGGTGTCGAAATCCGGATCCATGTTGGTTGCCAGAGGCATACGCTCGAAGTGCTTGAGGCCGTTCGGGGCGTCCGTCTTGATGAAGAACGCATCAGTGTCGGTCAGGTAGTCGTTGACTACGTAGCCCTCCGGCAGCATGCCCATGCTCTTGATAGCATTGACATCGTTGTCGGCGGTTCCAACACGAAGGTTAGACACCAGCAGGCGTTCAGCAATGAACTGTAGCTGACGCGGAATGATCAGCTTCATGCCACGCAGTGCGATAACCAAACCACGCTCATCGACAAAACCAGCGATGCTGATCAGTGCGTCTTCGAGAGAAGTCTCGTTAAGGTCAGCCGCAGTGGACGGCTCATTGTTGAAAGTACCACCACTGGTGAGTGGGTGTGAAGCATCACAGAGTGCTACACCGTCGCCGCCGGCAGTTGCGCCTGCGGTGAAAGCGTTGTTAAGGACGGATGCGGCCTTAACCTGCTTGGTGTGTGCCATCGAACGGGCGAGGGCACGGGTGTAGCGGGATGCCAGACGGTCGTAAAGGTTGTCCTCAACAGCTTCCTCGGTGATCGAGAAACCCATTGCGACGGTCTCGTGGGTATACCGTGCGGTATACGCCTCGTTTGCGTCATCGAACGAGATTCCAGCGCCTTCGTTTTTAACGGGTGCAGCACCGAAACCTGACAGCATGACCTCTTCTTCGAATGCTCGGTCGGAGCCTTCGGTATCGAAGATTTCAGCATGCTGACCCTCGTAGCGACCATATTCCATGCCAAAGAGGGCGTTGAGGCCAGGCTCAAGCTCTTTGGCGAGTTGTGCGCGAGAAATAGCCATAACTCACTACCCTCCTTACGAGATGCCAGCTTCAGCAGATCCGCCAGTGGCAGTTGCTGTAAGGGCATGGTTGTTGATCATCACAATCAGTGGAATACCGGCAGCAGTAAAGTCAGCGTTTTCCGGATCGTCGAGGATGCCTACGATCTTCAGCGGGTGCGAAAGATCAGCAGCATCTACTTCCGATACATCAAGCTGTGCAGCCGAAATACCAGTGGTCGTACTACCATCTGCTGCGCCTTTGTTAGACTCAGCCGAGAACTCTGCGCTCTCAAAGATGGTGGCGATTGCGGTCGCCTTGTCGGTAAGACTAGCGTCCGAACAAACGATGAACCGCTGCATCGGGTTGTCGTACACATTCGCAATGATGTCGAAATTTGTGTTCGCGCTTCCCGATCCGGGCCAAGTGTTCGAAAACTTCTTCTTACCAGTGGTTGCGTCTACGTATTCACAGCCAGCGAAAACGCCAAGGAATTTCAAAGTGTCACCGGAAGCAGAACTGGAGACAGCAACAGTGCCGTCGTTAGTTGCGATAACCGGAGAACCTTGAAAAATCGCGCTTGCATCTGACTTAATGTGATACGCATTAGTACCGGAAGTAGCTGGTGTGCTACCTGCGGTATTTATGGGCTTCATACCGAAGCCAACATTGGCATTTGCCATTGCTCTACCTCATTAGGTTAGGAGGAATCTTTTCCTCCGAAGGTTACACGACTTTGCCTATCATTGTGGATAGGCATCGAGGGATGTTGTTCCCTCATAAGGTTTTCGTCAACGGAACGCATCTGATTGCGGGTCTGTTCCCGGTAGTATTCAGTTCTCTCTTCGACCGTTTCCTCTGGAATCCGGCACAGCATTAAGCCGCCTACACCGATAACTCCAGTATTCTTGCCTTCCTCGATCACTGGGTAGCGATCCCCCATGTCGGGGTACTCGTCTGCACGTACTGGTTCCCACCCCTCACGGAGCTTCGCGTGTACGTTGGGCTTGTCGTCATCACCACGAAGGTGAGTCCTGACCCAACGATGCTGATAACCAGCGGGTGCTTCGGGCGCCTCTAACTTGGAAGGCGGGGACCAGGGCTTACGCCGCTGGGTGGTTGCGCGAGTCTCTGCTTCGCGTGGTTTTCTATTCGTCATAACTTACTCCTTCACGTACTTGGCATATTCCTCGAGCGGAACATTCAATCGCTTCGCAATCGCAATCTGCGATGGAGTCAGTTTGACTGTTCTGCGCCCCTTTGGTGACGACGACTTTGACGCCGTTGACCCAGCAGAAGCGACTCTGGGTCCAGTGTCGCGCTTTGTCTCCGCGAATTTATGCGGGAACTCCGTGCGAACACGTTTGTCAAGTTCACTATAATACTCATCGGAGGATGGGTCAAACCCCTCGTCTTCAATAAGTTGCCTATGAATGCCAAAAGCTGCATATGTCATGGTTTGATCATTACCAAACCATTCATTTTTCGTCGCCCATGCCTCTGCTTTCGGGTCCGGTTGCTGTGGTTGCTGTGGTTGCTGTGGTTGCTGTGGCGCAGGGGCTGCGTCCACCGGCTGTTCTCGACGCTCTTCGTTCCTGCGCTTGGCCTCTTCATACCGCGCCTGCTCCAACGCAATACGACTAATACGTTGCTGCGCCTCGAACATTGCGTCCGCATCACCCTCTTCATAGGCTTTGCGGTAGGTTTCCTTCGCAGCAGCAGCATCCGCTTCGACACGACTACCAAACTCGCCAACAAACGATTGATCGAGCTTGTCTATGCGGGCACGAAGCTCTTCGTTCTGCTTCTTAACCGCCTCCGCGTACTCAATCGCCGCGTTTCTCTGGCGTTCTTCTTCGCGAAACTTATTCGTCAGTTTAGATATCCGACGTTGAACGGATTCGGAATATTGTCCTAGCTCATCCTGTTGCTGTTCTTCGGGCGGAGCTTCTTCCGATGTTTCACGTGAAACATTTTCGGGCTGCTCAACAGCGACCTCTGCTTGCTCCTCGTCTACCTCGACGACTTCAAGCTCTTCCTTTTCAGCAAGATTGTTTTGCATACTAGGCTCCGTATGTCTTGATATCATCGGGATCGATGATGGTTGCAATGACTTCGTCGTCATTGATGATGCGGACCTCGCCACCCTCTATCTGAAAGCGCGATCCAGCGTACCGACCAATACAAACCCAGTCGCCCTCTTTGCACCAAGGTTGAGAATCAGGACCAAACTTGTCCGAATCCTGATAGGCAAGCGGGCCAACCTTCACCACGTATGCCACAACAGTGGCACGTGCTTCTCGGTCCTTGGCTTGATCGGGAACGTACACTCCACCCTCGGTCTTGGCCTTGCCTTGATAAGGCATGACAAGAATGCGCCAGCCGGTGGGCTGCGGGATTCGTTCTGTTACGGGCTTCTGGGAGGCTTCTTCTTCAGCTTTTTTCTTGGCTTGCTGCTGCCGTACAATATGGTCAGGGACTAGAAGCGTCGTCATAGTTTACCTTTTTTAGCAGGGCGCGTAACTCTTCGAGTGCATAGGTGATCCCCTGAATCTCACCTATCATCGCGCGATAGTGCTCCATGTCAGAAGCACTGCCACTTGTTACTGACAAGCTAATATCATCAATACGAGTTTGCAAGGTTTTCTGATACCTTGATAAAAAATCTACAACGTCCACTATTGAATCTCGGTAATCGGCCCGCCGGGTTCAAACGAAGAGCACGAGTTGCTAGCAGCACACATGAACTTGAGAAGCTGGCAATATCCAATATCCCCCGAGTCATCATCCATACACTTTTGCATCATGGGCGAGATGTTGTAGTACGCGCAAACACCACAGGATTGTTCCGGGTCCATAGCGGCGCCGTATTGAAATTCCTTTATGGCTATGCGCTTGCTGTCTTCGTTTTCTTGCGGGTCTTGCGTGGCTACTGGACAAGCACCATCGTCACCATCCGCATCGATCATGCGATCAATGGGTATGCCGTCTTGAATTTCTTTCGCCAGATCGAGTCCGTCTGGGATTAGTTTGATTTCGATTTTCATTATCGGCTTCCTGCAAGAAGAGATTCCGGTATTATGTTAATCGGAGAGGGACGATTATCGTAGTATGAAGACCCCGGCATCCGAAAAACTTCGCGTATGTTTTGTGGACTTAGTAGGTTTGAAGCTAGAGGCTCGGTAGCTCCGGCTCTTACGCCAGGTGTTAGGACGGTATCCCCTCTTTCAAGGATTTCATCCAACGACTTCATCCTCTCGAGAAACGCTTCGTGTTCTTCCTGACGACGACGCATCATTGCATCAAACTTCTCTTGACGCTCACGCATGATCCGCTCATTTTCTGTTTCTTGCACCGGAATAATTGATTCACCGGGATTCACGAGAACACTGCCAGCTACCACCTGCTCCGGCCCCGGCTCCGTCACCATCGGCTCCGCTGCGATAACATCGGCCACACTAGGCATGGTCGCATCGTCTGGCCTAGTAAAACCGGGTGTTACAGGTGTTTCCTGCGGACGAGTGTTTATGCCCGCGAAATAACTTTCTGGATTACGAACATCGGGATCGGTCGTGAACGGTTCGAAAACATCGGAGAAAGTAGTGGTAGCTGGTGCATCCGCATCTTCAGCACCGGGGGATGAAAGCGAAGAAGTAAGGAAGCTCAGATCCCCAAGCTCGTTACCAAGATCACCATAATCCTCGGGGAATATAGTCAAGCCAGAACGACGGTTGAATATGCCGCTAACTTGTGATGGATCAAAACCTACCGGGCCATAGCGAGTAGGTGACCCCTCGCGCAGCATGCCACGAATATTGCCTCGTGCATCTCGTGGATTCATAAACTGATCAAAAGCCAGCCTGTTAACTTGTTCAAGAGTGCCAATTCCGCCAGGAGTTATTCCGCTGTAGTCGAGCTTGTCTGGCGAAATACCAAAGGCTCTAGAAAAAAGACCCTCGCTGCCGTAAGGATTTGTGGCTGTGCGCCCAGTATCTCGTAAAAAATTTTGGTAATCAGCCTCTCGGTCGCGGTTCCGGTTGCTTGCTTGCACCGCCGGAGGTTCGTAAGAAGTGTACGACGCTTCGCGCGCTGCGCGCTCGTTAGGCGTGAGGCCACTCGCCCCAACTCTATTCCCGGAGCTAATTACAGCCCTGCCATCTGCGCCAGTGCGGAACGTTGCCATCTACTTGACTCCAGTAAACTTACTACCTTGAACCGCACCACCCATGCCTCGACAAGACATATACTTTCCTTCGGCTGCGTAGACCTCGCCCCTTTTACCGCGCGGCGGCTTCGGCGTGGGCTTCGGCATTTTCTTCTTCGGCTTGCGGCCTTCTGTGTTCATCGGATGATCCGGATCAATTAGGCTCGGGTTTTTTCGAACGGCGTCCTTGTAATCTTCTGGGATGTCAGGATCACCCATGTAATCCCGATACCTCTTGTCTGACTCTGAAAGAGGTGTGGGCCGCGTCATCTTCTTGGTGCCGCCTTTTTCAAAGCCACGCATTTTTTTCATGTTTTTCTCCAGCGTCTGTGAGCCGCCATCCTTACGACGACGACCTTCTTCGACAAGACCCTTGGCTTCATCATACTCGATTCCCAAGTCACCGGCAAATTGTCTAATCCGTGGCCGTGCCATCTACTTCTCCTTCTCGTGCCCCAGCCATACCGCAAATGCACCGGTCATGGCCCCCGTGACTACACTCACCAGACCCGCCTGCGCTGGCGTAGGGTCGGGCAACGTCATGAACCACTCCACCACTCTCCACGCCGAGATCGACATCATGATCATCATCAGGCGCGGCAGTATCTTCCACCGCAGGAATCTTTCCATTGTTACTTCGGCCACGATTAATCCTCGCTTGCTCCGGTGTGGTACGATTGTGCATGTCCCACATCGGCATCATTTTTTACCAAAAAACTTGGTAGCTGAACGTACGCCAAAAGAAGCAGCAACAATAACACCAAGGGAATATTGATACCAATCCGGCATCTTGCCCAACTGTTCGAAACCATTTGCAACCACTCCCTCCATGCCGGGGATAAATGAAAGCACCAAGGGCACCGAGAACAAAATTACGAGCCACTCGTCCTTCCACGACGACTGACTGCCACGAGCCATCTCCAGATCCCAGTCTAGTTCGCCCGTAGCTTTCTTCTCCATAATCGTAGCCTCGGCCTTGGCCCGCGCCACCTTGGCGCCAGTCTCGGCCTTGGTCTTCTCAACCTTGCCCTCTAGCCAAGTGCCAGCCAGAGAGGCAATAGGTCCAATCAATGCTTGGATCATTTGTTCCTCGACAATGCAGCCTGTGTGTTGATGCGGTATACGTTGACATCGTTCCGTGCGCCCGCAATGTCTTCCTGCAAGGCTTGCCGCTGCTGGGCCAACTCATAGGCTTGTTGCAGCTTGGCCTGATCCATCTGGAAGTCCATCTGGTCATTCGTCATCTTACGCTCAACTTCCATCTTCGAGTTCTCCAGTTCTTGCTGACGTATAGCTATCAGCGGATCCTGCTGCTGTGCAGGCTGTAGCATAGGCATAATCTCTTTCATGATCTGGCTAGTCTGCTGCGCCACAGTGGACTCGACAAGATCTGGCGCAAGCTGCGGCACTGGCTCACCTGCGGCCATTGCCTGTCGGCCAGCTTCTTGGAAGAACGCCATGACCTGATCACGTGCCAGCATACCAATGTGCTCCTGAACGTGTGACAGCAGCAACATGAACGCCTGCGGGTTAGCTGCTCCAACTGGTGATGACAAGAACATAGCGTGGGTCATGATATGTGCTTCGTGGTCTTGGTCCGGGAACGCCTGAAGCGGCATGCCCTTCACAGCGTTTGCGTTCTCCGTCGCCGGGTCTACAGGTTGCGGTGGTGATGGCGGTGGTAGAATCGCATCAATATTCTTCACATCCAACGCATCGTACATGCGCCGATACGCTTCGTACTGATTGTGAAGCTGCGGCGCAGCCTGCGCCAACTGCATCTGGGTCTGTGCCAGCGACAAACGCTGCGACATTGAAAAGATCGACGGATCCGACACAGGCAGGATGTCCACACGGCCATCAAAATCCTGTTGCATAATTTCTGCCGGTACGTTTTGCCCGACGAAATACGGGTACGGCATCGGGTTGTCGGCAAACACCTCGGCGAGGAGACGGAACTCCTGCTTCTGACCGTAGTGAAGACGCTTGTGGATCGAGGAGATAATCTTCGATCCCTGCTCGATCAGTGCAACTGTGGTTCCGACGGGAGCTTGTGCGTTAGTGTCCGCGATCTTGGCGTCGGCGACTTGGGCAAATCGTCTTCCTGAATCGACGATAACGCCCAGTAGTTGAGCAAGTGTCCCAGAAGGTTCCTTGTATGGAAGGGGCATAAGAGCATTCCGAAGGTCACCACCGGGAGCATCAATATCACGGAACTCGCCAGGAGCAAGCGGCTCATCGTCATTGCGAATACGAACACCACGAGCCTTGAAGCCAGCAGGTAGATTCGAAAGAGTGCCCGCATCGATAAGCTGACGGAGGATAGATGTCGCTGCACGTGACAAGCCTCCTATAGTATGTAACAGGCCAAAGCCATAAAAGCCAAACCCAGGGAGAAACTTAAAATGTGTGAAGTATTGACGCTTTCGGCGAAGGGGATCTGCCTGCCGATAGTTTCGCACCACCGAAAGAACCTGTCCTGAATCTTCATCCACAGTGACAATGTAAGGGAGTTTAACGCCCGTAGGCTCACCACCCTCGTCAATGTCCTCGAAACCCTCGAGATCAATCTCAGTGTGAATTTCAAGTAGCGTGTGAACATCGTCACCATACGATGGGCGGATGCCTTGCAGTTCGTTACCAGTTTCCCTAATCGAGCTTTCATCATCTTCATCTCCAGCCTGTATCTCTATGTCTCGATACACCCCGGCGACTTGCAACTTGCGGAGTTCGTTCTCGCTCATACGTACTACATGTGTGACACGCTCGGCAGTGTTCAAGTCACTTGCAGAATACGGGACAATCAAATCCTCTGCCGGAACAAACTTTGAAACAGCCCGTTGTTTGCCGGGATCGAAATACACCTTCTTAAATGTCGAACCAGTTAACGGCAGATAGAACAGCATCTGATCCGTGTCCGGGTCATACTCCTCCATGATCTCCGTAATCTGATAATTCATGAAGTCCTGCACACGCTGTGCCTGATCTTCTGTAATCTTGGTCGGGGCACCAAGAACCTGTGTCTTAACAGGACCACCAGCAGGCAGCATCTCCTTGTATGCCTGTGCTTGGAACTGCGTTACCGCCTCACTCAGCAGCGGGTGATGCACACCACTCGCGCCAAGAAACGGCTCGTTGCGCTCTTCGTAGTTGACACCAAGCAGCTTCAAGCCCTTGGCAATCGCCTCTTCCCAATCCTCGCGCGACTCCTTGTCATCGTCAACCTTGTCACGAAGCTCGGAGGACAACGTACCAAGAACAGAATCGTCAAGAATCTCCGCGAGGTTTGCGTTGTGGTCGTACATCTCGGCCTGAACCTCGACCGCCTCTTCCATGCCGGCAAGCTCAATGCCATCGGGGAGCATGTTCTCCTCGGGAAGTTCGATCATCAACTCTTCAGGCATCTCGGGCGCCGGACCACCGGCTCCCATCGCCATATCAACCATCTGCGGAGGAAGTGCCATTAAAATATACCCTTGAACTTCTGCTGACGAGCAATCGGGCTGAAGCCCTTGACCATGCCACCTTTTTTGTGCATGCGAGTCGTACCTTGAATATCGCGTATCTGTTCTTCCATCTTCAACAGGCTGTCAGAAAGAATTTCGCGTATTTCTGGAGTGCCTCCAAACTTTCGTAACGAGTCTTTTACCATCTCTTGTTGGCTTCGAAGACTGGCAATCATCACGTCATCGATTTCTTTTACTTTTGCCATCACATCACCTGTCTTGCCATAGCGCCGATGCCGGAGTGTACCAGCTTTTTAGGCCGTAAGTCTACGGGGCCACCCTTCGCACGGCGGATGAGCTTGTCATCAAAGGCTTCGCCCAACGGTCCATCCCCAAAGTAAACAGCACGAGCAGATCTGTGCGGGCGTCCTGTCTGTTTGTGCAATAAATCTTCTTGACCAACTTTGATAGTTGGTATCTCCACAACATTTTCCGAACCTACCGCCTGTGCCAAACCTTTTTTGATATGTGAGTCGTAAATCTCCTTCACAATTTCTCGGCTCGGGCGACCACCCACATCGTGCATATCTTCCCAGTTCGGGAAGATGACGCCGTCAAGTCCCTTCTTCCGGGCTTCAGCCAAAATCAAACGCGGGGCAAACTGATTGAAGTACACATCTGACTTTTTGCCAGAGAAAGGAGAGCCAGGGCGGTACGCCTGTGGGGCATTCGGGTTGTTAACGGTGGTGATCCACCGCTCAAAGGTTCTCATCAACTCTTCTTTGCGCTCCTCCGACACCCCCAAACCGTCGATGTAATCGTCCATATCCTGCTTGCTGACATCTTCGGGTGTGCGTGTCGGCACTTCTGCCTCAAGCGCGTCGGCCACGTCATTCATGATACGGTGCTGCATGTTTCGTCCAGCCATTGCTGGGACGGACTCGTGCGTTGATTGCATTGGCACATCATCGAACGCCTCGGTTAGGAAACCGAACAGGCCAGGATCGTGCTTTATAATATTATCCGCATTGAATTCTCGATCCAACCCCGGAGCACTCAAAAAGTCCAGCGGTTCTTCTCCGTTCTCCGCCGCCTGATTCATGTCTCGATAAATTTGCGTTATTCTGTCCTCGCCAGTGATTGGCCCCGCCGCATCATCCGTTACAGATTGAGGACGGCCCTGTGTTGACCAGTCTGTAGTGGCATGCTGACTAGCTCGTTTTTTCAATACTCGGTTCAACGTGGCAATATCTTCAGCGTCCAGAAGATCTTCGTGCCGCTGATAGGTATGCTTTTGTTTGAGAAGATCTGCTAAATTAATGGCCCTTTTGCTCGACGGACCAAACTCCGTAGCGCCCGTGTGACCAATCGTGAACTCCCTAAGAGTTGTGTCAACACCCGTTCTGCTGTTATTTGTCCGACCTGCGCCACGTGCGTGGTTCAACAGATCACTCGTCACCAGCTTTGCAACCGCCCGCTGCATTGGAATCAGGTCTGCGGTAAGATCCAGTCCCGTAGGCACACCCGTCGGGGCATTGTCGTAGATCGCCTCAAGAGTTTCAAACGTCTCGTCTGCCGACGGCGCTGGACCGCCGATAAGTTGAAGATCGTTCCCCATCCTCTCAGTGGCGTCCTGACGAAGCGAACCAAGTGTGTCAAGCTGTGCCGCCGCCAAGTCAGGCTCTAACACTCGCGAATTTGCTGCCTCATCAAAAATTGCAAGACCTTCCGGGGTGCTGCGAAGCTCGTCAATATTGTAACGCTCCTCGCCGGTCAGGAAATTGAAGCTCGTATCTTGACCTTTCGCAAACTTTCGCTCCGCAACCGCCGCGTTAGATTGCATCTCCTGAAGAACACCAATCTTGCGGCCCTGATCGTCCGTGATGATTTCCAGACGAATATGGCCGAAGTAACCCGGAACACCTGACTCTGTCGCAGTGCTAGTGCCCGGACCACCCGAGGCACCGATACTATGATCCGCGACCAAGCCATCACGCATCTGATACCCGGACCCCGTGCCACCCCGCGTTTGAACCGTGGTGCCGTCCGTGAACGGAATGGTCGAGTTCGGGTTGTTAAGATAAATGTGCATTGTTTCCCCGCCCGCCGAAGACGGAACAGAGTTCTGGCCGTAATCAACCAAAGAACCAACAGGAGCAGAAATACCCTGCGCGGCAGCTTCATCCAGTTCAGTCTGTGTAAGAGTCTTGACGCGAAGCTGCGGGGTGTAGTCTCGATACATCGCCATCACCTGACCACGGTACAACTGGTTCGGTGCGTGTTTCTCAAGGAACTCTACAAACTTGGAGCCTTCACGATCCCTGTTCACGCTCTCTGCGAAACCACCGCGCAACGAATCAAGGACTTCTTCCTTCGACATCGCACGGTTGTCCGGCAGGCGGTCGATAAGCTGATAAAATGGCGAATAGTCTACGACATCCCCCTGACGATCCACGCTGCGTGTCATCACACTGTGGCGGGCAACCTGCGTATCCGGCGATGCTGTTGCAGGCATGAGTCGGTTAGTCGGGATCAACGGCGTGTCTACGACACCCGTGAACCCAGCCTGCGGAGTATCCGACACTATCTCGGTAGCAGTTCCTTCAATAAGTTCCTCGGCTGCTGTAGCTGAAGGTGGGGTGGGCACCGCACTAGCACGGACCTCCGGAGCAACAACCTCACCCGTGGGCTGGGACCGTGGCGGACTGTTATGGAAGAAACTGAAAAAGTCGTCCCTCAACTGTTCCGGCCACGCAATACGAGTGCCTTCCGGAATACGACGACCGGTGAGATCGAACATGTCCTCCGAAAACTCGTAGTAGCTAAAAGGACGCTCGGCACGAGTCCCTGTAGTCAGATCGGCGTCACTCAACCCAGGAACATAGTTAAAGACAGTTACACCGTCCCCACCGGCTGGGCCACCCGGAATTATGTCCGGATTGATGCTGACCACATCCGGACCATTCAAGCTGTCAATTAACTCCTGCGTCGTGTTAGGCGCAAACGTAAACTGATCGTCAACCGAATCAATAAGACCTTCTTCAGCCTGGGCCTCTTCCAAGGCTTGAAGTTGAGTCTGCCCCGGCTGCACATCTAACGTACGATTCGGATCCGTAAGCTGCAACCGCTGCTGCTCTTGGCCGGTTAGTTCATCAAAAAATTCTAGCATTTCTTCGTCAGTGCCCATGCGCTGCTGCGCGTCAGCCTGTGCACCAGCAAGCTGCCGGTCGTACGCCGCAACCTCCGAATCAGAGGGAAGTCGTAACGCTTTTAATGCCTTGGGGGCCTTCGCAAGTGCAAACGGATCAAGAAGAAATTCGCCAACAAATGCGGACTGCTTGAAGCGATTTATCCCCGCACGAGACAACGCATCGTCACCCTCCGCTGGTGCATCCAACCTGTCGCCAACACCCATCAACCGCATGATGCCTTCCGCACCATACGTCCTGCGAAACTCGTTTAACTGTTGAAAATACGGGGACTCTTCCTGATTGATCGTCTCGCCAGTAACCAGCTTGTTTATAACCGCCGGTACGTCACCAAAAATAATCCCTGTCAAATCCGCCGGTAACCCGGCAAGACCTGCAATCGCACCCGTGCCAAGACCCTCTAATACATCCCGACCTTCCGCCAATACTTCATTCATTGGCCGTCTGTTCTGAAATTGTTCGACAACCGAAAGCCGATTCGCCATTTTACGCTCAACAGCCGTCGGCTTGCGTTGCGGAAGAGTCATGATTCCCGCACCACGGCCCGGAGGCGGTGGAGTAGGAAGGATCATCGGACGACGACGAGGGTTGGGTTGTGGGGTAGCTACCATCAATAATACTCGCGTTTTCTGCCGGGGAGCATGTCTTCTAGCTCTTCACCCTGTAACGTAATAAAACCACCCTGACGAAACCGCATCAAGGCCATTGTCATACTATCACAAAAGTCATCGTGGTCACCATTCGGGAAAGAGGCAACCTCTTCAATAACCTCTTCGGCGAACTTTTCTCCAGCAGGATACCAAACTTTTCCTGATTCGAATATAGGCGAGGCCATATGCATACGGGTCATCTTGTCGAGACCACCCCCGCCCCTTTTCCGCCCCGGTGCGAAGGTGAGAACAGGGAGGTTCAGTAACCTCATCTCGTCAGCCAACGGTGTACCACTCGCCTTGGCCTCGATCAGCATCATGTCAGGTTCCCAATACTCGTTTTCTTCCTGCGCGATCTGCTTCAACTCC